CCACCCTTTTCCTGCATCAGCATCCAGAGCAAATCCCATAGTTACACCGGAACCAAATGCCGGAGATGTGTTTCCTGAATCAGTTGTACCGTAATAAATCTCTCCGCCATCAGTTATAACAAATGTTTCTACATTAACATCTAGTGGTCCTGTATTCAGATTGGCTTGAGTTAATGAAGCGGAAGTCGTAAAACCTGCACCTATCCTAGCTCCTCCACTTGTAACCTCGTAATACCACTTGCCGCTACTTACAGCCATTGTACCTAGTGACATCCACTTGGCCGCAGCACCAGAAGTTCCTGTCGCAACTAAATTACCATTAGACATGCTGCTAATGTTAGAACCAGTTTGAAGCAGATTCCATGTGCAATGGTTGTTGGTGGGCGAGTCAGACATTTGATCGTTTGCAGCTAGGCCACTGCTGGCAAAATCATTCCCTTCTCCAGAAGTATCGTCGCCAAGTGCAGAACTGTCTTGACCCTTTAAACGGAAACCATTTGTACCATAAGTCAAACCAGCAACATCTATTGGCACCCATTGACCAGTAGTTGAACTAGTCTCAGCAAAGCTGCCCGGTCCAAGGCTTGTGCCGTCAATCATCACGATCTCAGCTAAATACCCGTCAATACCTCTGGAAGTTGCAACGGTGTTAGCGCCTACTCTTTGAAGTAATGCAGTATTAAAATTAGTGCCCGAATTTTGATCTGGATAATTAGCAGGAGAAAAAGCTGTTACTTGAACGCCGTTTATATAAACACGAACACGATCAGTAGCAGTTGATTGGGTGTCGTCGTAGCGGACCACATAATGATACCAGCTAGACGGATCACGGAAAAGTACTGTTGAACGTAGGTCTGTATAGGGCGAGGAGCCACCGAAAGTGAAAACCTGAAGCGTATCGTTATAGAAACCGATTGAATCGTATCTGCTAACATCGCCGCCCATGTCTGCGCCATCACCAGCACCTAGGATACCATTTTGCTGGTTGGTGTCGCTAATATCACTGCCACGTTTTATCCAAAACGAGACCGTCCATGTGTGGTCGTTACCCACACTGCCAGAACCGGGGGTACGCTGCAAATACGGTGTATCGTCGTCATTGAAACGAATAGACTGATCAATCTCGTAAGTAGACCCAGCATTACCCAGCCATTGTGATCCAAACATAGTCATTAAGAGAAAGCCAACTGTGGTGTGCCAAGTAAAATATTACCAGCAGATTGAACAAAGTATGGTAGAATATCTACAGAGTTAGCTGCTGTACTAAGTGTAATACCACCAGCAGCCGCTGATTCATAATCAGTACCAAGGCTAAGAGTTCTACTGCCTGTACCATCTTGAATAAGAACTATAACACCAGCCTGTCCTACACTTTCTGTAGAAGGATTAACAAGAGTTGTGTTACCTGTCAGTGTTAATACAAAGTTTTGATTAGCACTGAAGTCAAGAGTTACGTTACCAGTATTAGAAGTATCTGTATCAGTAGTTGCAAGAACAATACCTACAGCACGAATACCTGCTTCAGCAGAAACAAGACCACTGACTCTAACTGTACCTAAGAACCCTGAGTTACCTGTAGCAGTAACTGTTCCTAGAAGATTAGTAGCACCACCTACACTCAAAGCACCAGCTATAGATACAGCCCCACCAATTGTAACTGTGCCACCGAAGTTTGAATTACCACTTACACTTACGTCATCTTCAAACTCAGCCTTACCTGTAGCTAAGAATGTACCACCTACAGAAGTGTTGCCAGCTATATTAACTGCTCCACTTACTGACACATCTCCTTCAAAGATAGCAGTACCCGCTATTGTAACCGTAGAAGAAAATAAGGCTGCACCTGTAACATTAAGAGCACCTTCAAGACTTGTTGCTCCGCTTACTCTGACTGTACCTAAGAAGCCTGTATTACCTGTAACAGTAGTAGCTCCTGTAACTTTAAGAGTGCCTACTAATTGGCTATTACCTGATACACAAACGTCATCGTTAAATTCTGCTTTACCACCTACAACTAGTCCAGCTTCAAGACTTGTTGCTCCACTAACTCTTACAGTTCCTAAGAACCCTGTGTTACCTGTAGCGGTAACTGTACCTAGAAGTTTCGTAGTACCACTTACTGATATATTACTTTTAAATGTTCCTGCCCCTACTACTGTCACTGTAGAAGAGAACAAAGCTGCTCCCGTAACATTTAAAGCAGCCTCAAGGCTTGTAGCTCCACTAACTCTAACAGTTCCTAAGAACCCTGCATTACCTGTAGCAGTAACTGTACTTAATAAATTAACAGCACCATTTACACTTAAAGTAGACGCTAGACTTACAGCACCTGTTACACTGAGTGTCCCGCCTATTGATACATTACCACCTACTGCTAAGTTACCAGAGACTGATACATTACCGTCATATGTAATACCACCAGCAGCAAAGAGTGTTCCACCTATAGATACATTACCTGCTATGTCTACATTACCACTTACTGATACATTGCTTTTAAAGGCTGCTGCTCCTACTACTGTGACAGTAGAAGCAAAATTAGATGCTCCCCCAACACTAAGAGTAGATGCTAGGCTTACTGCACCTACAATTGTCACAGTATTACCAAAGTTAGCAACTCCACCTACACTAAGAGTAGAAGCTAAAGAGACTGCACCACCTATTGTTACTGTACCCAATAGTCTAGTATTACCGCTTACACTTACATCACTCTTAAATGTTCCTGCTCCTACTACTGTTACTGTAGATGCAAAGTTAGAGGCACCATTAACACTTAGTGTAGAAGCAAGAGATACTGCTCCAGCTATAGTTACTGTATTAGCAAAGTTAGCAACTCCTCCTACACTTAGAGAAGATGCTAGGCTTACTGCTCCACCAACTGTTACTGTACCCAATAGTCTAGTATTACCACTTACTGATACATCATCTTTAAATGTAGCCGCACCAACTGCCGTAACAGTAGCTTGGAAACTAGCAGCACCAATTACATTGGATGTACCACTAACAGAAAGATTGCCTCCTATATTTACAAAACCAGAGACAGAGATATTAGTAGTAACACCTAGCTCTGCTTCTACATTTGTAAGATTAGAACCATCACCATAAAATTCAGCAGCAGTTACATTACCAACAACATTTATATTACCACTTACACTTACATTAGTTGCAAAGTTAGCTACACCCTCAACATCAAGAACACCACCAATACAGGCTGATGTTGCTACATCAAGTCTACCGCTTACTGATACGTCATTGCTAAAGGTTGCCTTGGATGTAAAGCCAGAAGCACCTGCTACATTAAATGTACCACCTACTGTTACATTATTCTTCAGGGCTGCTACATTCTCTACTGTAACTGTAGACTTAAAGGTAGCTGCTCCTACGGCTGTTACTGTACTCTGTAGTTGTGCTGCACCTGATACTGTAACCGTAGAACCAAACTGTGCTGCACCACCAACTGAGAGGGCAGCTTGTAGATGTGTTGCACCTACTATTGTAGCCGTACCACTTACATATAAATTACCACCTACTGTGGCATTACTGACTGAGATGTTTCCTGCAATAGTTGCAGTAACACCAGTAATATTAGAACCATCACCATAGAATGCAGAAGCACATACTTTTTCATCTACGTGTAAATTATCAGAAATAGAAGTAGCACCATCTACAACAAGTGTACCAGTAAATTTAGCAGAGTTAGTTGCTAATTGAAAAGAACTGTCTGTGCCGTCACCACTTTCAATAGTAGCAAGGCCAGCACTAACACCAGTATTGGTACTTACACCAACTCTTAGTAGTTGCTTATAAGTATTAGCAATTGTTTTTCCGGTTAAGTCTGTCATATTAGGTTCCAATACTTGTCTGTGTCTTCCCACTTAGTCGTAGCTTGCGCCCACGTAAGGTTCCTACCGCCATTATCAGGGCGTGGATCACGTATAGCAGGGTTGTCTCTGACATCAGGAATTTTATTTTGTGGATGGTTCTTTAGATCAAACTGTCCTTCAAAGTCTGTAGGACATACTAACATACCATAACTATTAAAACGCATTACCCGATGAGGGTAGACAAAGCCACATGTATCACACATGGCTATTGCGTTCTTATTACTTGCCATTAGACATACCTCAATCTAGGCACAACCCTCATGGTAGCTCGTTCTCTATCTTCTTGGAAGGCTCTGGCAAGAAGTTCTTCGTAGTTAGTCTTTAACATTTGTATTCTAGCAGCTTCTACACCGGGACGTTTCATTGACATGTAGTAAGCAAGACCACAAGTAAGAGGTGGTAGAAAACGTGTAGGCATGTCTGCATTCTGTCCAGCAGATTTATCTACATCCTGCAATGCACTGATACGTTCAATCTTCATTACATCAGTAGAGTTCTCAGGAATAGGCCATACAGAAAGAACAGGGTTATCCCGTCCCCTACGTATAGAATACTGAGAAGGTCTGCCTGTCTGGGTCTTATTGGGGATTATTAGATATTCTTCAGGAGAGATACGTTCCAACTGAATGTCAGTACTATCTCTATTAAGAACAACCTCAAGAGCATCTACAGTAGAACTACTGAGGTTATAAGCACCTACACTGGAAGTTACAGTAACAGCAGTAGTCTCTGTAGTCCACAGCAGTACTCCTCTGTTCTGCCAGTCTTTAAGCATAAGGTTTATTGAACGTCTAGCAGATGCAGGTTCGTGACCAAGGGTTTGCTCTCCCCCAATCATTTCCATTGCTTCTTGTATTACTTGATCTATATCAAGATTAAAATCATATGTACCTGATACTGCCATTACGCTTTCCTATACTTTGCTGTTTTCTTAGCTATCTCTGGAGGCTGCTTCACGTTCTTTTTCCCGGCAGCAGTCCCTTTTCTCTTTGCTCTGGTGGTCGCTGCATATTCCTTTGATGACAGTGCTTTGATTGCTTTCTTGGGAAGATATCGCTCGCCTGTCTTGCTGCTTGGTTTGCCTGATTTCGTTGTCCATTTTTGTTTTGTCCATTTAGCTAACTTGTTAGTAGGCTTCTTCTTACCTGAGTACGTACCACCAGCATCCTTATAATACTTAACTGCTAACTGCATTGCTCTTGCTGAGTGCCCACCCATCTTAGCCTTTGCTCTTGACTTAGCCGCAGCCCACTTCTTAGGATCACGCTTAGTGGCTACTGCCATTAACGGCCTACTTTCTTCATTGCCTCTTTATGAGCAGCACCGAAAGTCTTTCCGCTTCCCATTGATTTCTTCATACTAGCCATATGTTTTGCTGTATGATGTACTGAGTGTTTTTTTAAAGTTTCTTTTTGTCTCATAGTAAGAGCTTTAGTTTTTTTAATCATTAGCATTTCCATCTTTTACGGGCTTGTCTTAGCCTACTGTTAGGATTACTTGCAGCCTTGGGGAACTTCTTCATTTGTCCTGCTGATCTAGCACAGTAAGACTTACGCCTTGTTGCACGTTTACCAGTAGGTTTCTTTTCAGTCACAGCAGTCTGTAGTTTAGAACCGGGGTTCTGCCTACGATACTTGGCAACACCCTTCTTGGTCATGCCAGCACCAGACTTGGTAGGGCGTTTCATTCCCTTACCAATAGTCATGCCCTTCATGTTACTCTTCTTACGCTTTACTGCCATATGTATATCTATACTTTTCTTTCATGTAGCTGATAAAAGAAACCCAGTAGTCATCCCAATTACTGTAGTCTTCTTTAATAGGTTTCTTAATATCATTGTCTAGTAAATCATAATTATCTATACCTTGATCAACAGACTCTTGGTATAGCTTTATTATTTTTTTACTATCCACTAGAATCCTCTGAGTGCTTTACCTTGACCACGAAGAGCAGGACGTTTTTTTACTTTAGTTTTCTTCATTTTCTTTTTAATACTACCACCAGATTTTGAATCATAAATACCTGAATATTCTGGTACTTCTAAACCTGCTTTTTCAAAAGCTTTTGCAGTTCCTACAGTATTACCAGTTATACTTTTAAATAACTTATCATCATATCCCTTTGGATTTTTTTTAAACAAACCTTTAAAACCAGACATATCAGGGCCTTCAGCATTTCTTTTTCTAAATGATATAGGTCTAGTATCGGAAGTATCTTTCATACGCTGCAATTTAGAAGTCTTTAATACTTTTTTTAGTGACTTTAAGTCCTCAAGAGAAAGAGGTTTACGCACTCCTTTTCTAAATTTCCCTCTAGTTTTTGGTTTGTTTTTAGCCATTTGTTAACCATCTACATCAAAAGATTTACCCTGTTGGTAGTCTTCATCAACAACAGCATCTTTTGCTTTACCTGTAACTGATGGTCCTTTACGTGCAGCACCAAATCCCTGACCTGTAGGTTTACCTACGATATCATTCAGTGGAATACTACGATCAATTAGTGTATGTGGTCCCGACATTATTTCTTTCCCTTTACTTTTTTGTAGATTACAATTGCAAGAAGAACAATACCTACAGCAACAAAACAAGCTATTCCAATATTATTATTAGGATTAGGTTCTGGCTTCTTAACAGGCTGCTCAACGACAGCTACTGTTTTTACTTCTGTTTTCTTTTCCATTTAAATTTTCCTTTTCCCTTAGTTTTCTTAGGCGGTTTCATAATCTGTTGTCTAGCACTAGACCTACTAATCATAACAACCACGAACTACATCATCTCCAGACATGTTTGTTTTAATTACTTTACCACCATGCTTTTTATATTCTACTTTACCACCACCTTTAGCATACCCCATTTTATTACGAACTGGAGTAGGAAGCTTTGCTAGGCCGGGATTGTTTACAGCTTTAAGAGAACCACCCATATTCTTTTTCATTACTTTACCGCCACCCATCTTTTTACTTTCTTGACCTCCTTCAATCATTTTATAAACATTTGGAGCCATGTCTTGAAGTCTTAGTTGACGGTCCATTTCTAGTTCTTTTTTAGTAGGTTTTACTTTAGTGGGACCGGGACGTGCTTTAATAGTAGGTACTCTTTTTTTTGTAACCAAACTACGTTCTAATTTAGGCATTCTACCTCTTGTTGGAATACCTTTTTTTTCTTTATCAACATCTTGAAGGTATTCAGTAGCATACTTATACTTTTTTAAATTTAAGGGTTTTCTTTTGTTAGGCATTATGGACTCCCCGGTGTAATTGTATCAGGACCACCAGCAGGTGAGGCAGCAATTGCCATGTCATCCTGACGTGTCCTTCTAGCTTGGTTTCTAAGTGCAATAATTGCTGCTTCATATTGAGCTTGCCATGCAGGAACTGTAGGCCAATCCTTCATGTACATAGTAGCTTCCATCATGGCAGCATAGAACAAAGCGTCATAACA